CTTTTTTTATTTATTTCATCCATTTGCACTTGTTGTGCAGCCGCTTGAATAACTTGTGGATCTCTTATTATTAATCCTGCATACATTAAAATTCTTAATATAACTTCAGTTTGTTCAGAACTGTGCATTTCAAAATTTACAGAACCCGTAGGCTGAGTGCTTGCGTTAAAAGGTGTTGCATTATATAGATATTGCCCTAAGCCACCCACATTAAATCCCCATATAACATCAGTAGGTTTTTTAATAAAATCAATTTGTATATCACTTATTATATCTGTAGGTTTAACAAAAAGTTTATTATTTTCATACAAATAAACAGGCCATGATTTTGAAGGTTTTGTTAATTGTGATTTATCTATATATGAAAAATCACTCCTTTGAAGTCTTTGAAGTTCAACTTCATTATTATACATTACAGTTCCTAATCTATAGAAATTTACAGTATTTCCATAACCATCAGTAATAGGTAATGTAAAATATGGAGTTAAAGGAGTTGTTGTAGAATCATAAATAGCATTACCAAAAGTTTTGAAAATAGATATTTTTTCATCTAAATTAGTTACTCTATCTGAGTAATCTGTGTCGGCCTGCGGAACACGTATTTGCTGATTTAAATCTTCAAAATACTTTTCAAATATTTCAAGCTGAACCTGATTACCAATATTATTAAATTCTTGAGGTGTCATATAACCTCTTTGCTCTTTATTTAATATTAGTAAAACGGTTTGATATACGGTGTTTACGTTTATAGCCATTATTTTTTATTATTTTAATATAGGAGAATAATTTTCATATCCTCCTTATATTAATATTACATGTTATTTTAGTTTTTTCTCAATAGATTTAAATACTTCTGTACCCTCATCTGTTTTGAAAAAAGCTGCCATTGCTGAATATGGATTTTCATCAAATGGTATAGTCATTAATTTTTTATCATTAGACCCCCACATAAATGTTCTTTGATCTTGTGATAATTTAATAATACCATTCTCTTGTGCTACAATTGCAATGTTTCTTAATTCTACATTATCATCTGCAGCTAAATCTAAAAACAAATCAGGTTTACGTTTAGCAAATAACAATAAGTCTCTTCGTATTTCTTTTGAGCTCATTGTAGTTACTTGAGAACCTAATTCTACTCTTAATATAGCTTCTCCATGATCTATATCAATATTTTTAGCAGCATTTAATGCATCAATTTGCATTTCTAAATCATCTAATTCATCTTTAGCTTCTTCAATTGCATCAAATTCTGTATACGCAACATCTAGTTTTGGATGATATAATGATAATAATTTTTGCAAATTTTGTTTTTCTTTTGGAACTGATAATGTTCCTTCTTTAAAAATAATATGTCCTAATGTAGCTTCACCTTTTTGCTCCATTGCAAATGGTGATGGTTGATTAGTAGCATATCTTAATTCTTTTTGTTCATTTGTATTAGGGTCAAACCATAATAACGGAACTTTTACTGTATGACGAGAAGGTATTGTAAACGTTAACGGACTGTGAACGCCTGTTAAATAATAATTTCTGTCTTTTATTTCCCATTGAGGTTTTACAGTTTTTTTAATTGTTTCTTTTACTATTGGTGCTTCCTTTTCTATTACGGGAGCATTAATGTTTGCAGCTTTTTTAGCCATGATATAATATAATTTAAAAGTTAATATAAAAAATTACCCAAGGGGCTTGCGCCCCCGGAATAATATTTTGTAGTATTTACTACTTAGTAAATAATACGAAGTTATTAGCAGCTTGCACTACTAAACATCTTTCAGATAAAAAGTGAACTTCCATCGCATCTAGTGAAGATGTAAAAGCACCTCCAACAGATCCTGTTAACCAAGACTTCATTCTTCTATCATCCGCTTCAGATGCACGGTAACGTACATGTAAAAATGGTCGTCTGATATTAGTACCTAAGATTTGATCATATACAGTTGATGTACCAGCCGGAACAAGAACACCATCAATAGGATTGTCTGCTACTGCACCTCTAGTAGAAGCATCATTCAAGTATTTCCAGTCTGTTTTATAGAAATCATAAGAACCTCTACGGAAACCAGTAAATCCAAGATTTAATGCCATTTCTTCAGAGTTTTCAAATAATCCATAAGCAGTTCCACCGTTTGCTCCAGAAGAAAGACCAGCTAACATATCATCAAAATCAAGAGACGTAGAACGATTTAAGAAAAGCATGTTTTCTTCAATAGCTCCTTGAGTATCTAAATTTTTAAGAATATTATCAAATGTTCCTAATCCACCAGCAGCAACAAAGCCACTTACTACATTACCTCTATCTTGAATAGCTGCAAATAAACCTTGAGTACCACCATAAGCAATACCTGCAATTCCTGCAACACCAGAACCAGCTGCTGCTAATTCTCCTTCAACTACAGCCATTTCTAAGTAATCTTCAAAACGTAAACGCGTTTCAGATTCAGCTTTTAAATACCATAAAAATCCAGATGTTCCATCTTCAGTTGCAACTTCTACCCATCCAATTTGAGCAGTATCAGATCCATTGATCGCATACTTTTCTTTAATAATAATAGGAGAATTGCTAAACTGTGTAAAACTTGGAGTTACACTTTTGATATCATTGTCTGTAGTTCCTTTTCTATATTCTGAACCATAAACAAATATCTTTAATCCTGTAGCAGCTTGTGCAATCGTAGGAGCAACATTCGCTGCTGTATAAGATTTCACTGAAATACTAGCTACACCACCTGCTGTTACACTTCCAGTTACAAGAGCTTTTACTTCTGCTCCGTTGGCTGGATTCATAATAACGATAGTTTGATTAACAGAAATAACATTTTCTACAAACGTTGCTCCTGCACCACCTACGGGAAATGTAATATCATCCGCTACTGCGGCTGAGTGAGTACATCCATCATAAGCAATATGTAAACGGTTTTGCTCAGACCATACAATCTGGTCAGAAGTCATGGGCATTTCTGCACCTACCATTCTTAAAAAGCCAGATAACGTTCTGTTTCCATAACGCTCTACTTCTTGCTCATAAATTTCAGGAAGGTATTGTTGAGCGAAGTCATTAGTACCATCGGTGAAATTTAAATAATTTGACTCCAAAAGTTGCTGCTTCTGGGAGGGCTTTATTGATCCAAATACTGGATCGACTGCTACTGTTGCCATAATTTTTAATTTTTAATTTTTAAATGTTTTTTTCTTAATTGTTAATTTTGAAGAATCAAGACCACTTATAGCTCTGACCTTAAGACCATTAATAAACACATTTCCATCAGCAGTAGCTCTAGGCTCCGTACTAATGTTTTTAGATTTATCAATAACGTTCTTAACTGCATCAACTTTTCCTTGTTCATAAAAATGATTTGCAATTTTATCAACATTAGATGCTGCATACATTGCTTTATGATAACCCTTAGTATCTACAACTTCACCTTTATTATTTAGGAACTTCCCAATAATGTTGTTTATATTAGATTGATTATCAGCAACTTGATCTGTATTTTGAACTTTATATCTAAACTTTTTTTCACCTACATTGAAATCAAAACCTTTGAAATCGTTATTAAATAATTGTTTAGTATTAGATTTAAATTGTTCATGCTGCTTTTTTGCGACATCTTGTTCTTCAGTATATCTGTTAAAAAAGTCTAAAGCTTTTTGTTGCTCTTGAGTAGTACCAGGTCTCAACTTGATTTCCTGATAGTATTTACCCTTAAGCTCATCCAAATAACTTTTGGCTTTTGCAACCTCTTCTTTGTACGCTAATTTCTTTTTACGTACATCTCGTTCTTCATCTACATCTTCATCAATTTCAAATTCATCTTCCATAAGAAAACTAATTTCTTCAAAATCTAAATGAGGGCGAGTATTTTTATAATATTCTCTTAAAAGCGTTTTATCATTAACATTATCATAATCTGCATTTAATCGAACGTAATCTTCAATATTTCCACCTGTTTCTTTCATAAATGAAACTAAGCTTTCAATATTTTCCGGCAATATTCTTTCGTCTTTTACCGCTTCCTTTATTTCTTCTTTAATTGTTTCTTCCTTAGTTTCTTCTTCATTACCAATTTCAAGAATTTCTTCTAAGATTGTTTCTTCTTTAGTATCTTTGGTAATAGTTTCGGATTTCTCGTTTCCTTCAGCCACTTTTTGGCCATCTTCGGATAATTCGCGAACATCCACTTCATTTGTGTTTTGCTCCTGAACGGCATCTTCTTCTTTTTTTTCGTTAGGTACAATTACTTTTGTAATTGTTTCTTTCTTTTCAACTTTAGGTTCAACTAAATTTACTTTTGTAATTTCGTTTTTTTTCCCAAGCTTTTTCATTTTAGGTTTTTTCTTTATTTTGAAATCTCCTTCTTTTACTTCTGGTGTTATTGACATAATATAATAGTATAAAATTGATTAATAAAAAATTATCTAGGATTAAATTGTTCTAATCCAAATCCGTCTAAATTGTCATTTCCAGCGGATTCAAAGTTCTTAGGTAATAAATCATTTTGTCTTTGATCTATTAATTCAGATTGTTGTGTGCCTTGTATTTTAACACGTTGATCTTTACGATCTTCAATTTGGTTTTCTTTACCGGTTTCTGCTTTAGCTTTCATTTGAGCTAATTGTATTTGATAATTAAATTCTTCTGACATAAGTTCTCTTTTAATTTGAGCTTCTGTTCTCATTCTTTCAATCTCAAATTGAGATTTAGCTTGTTCAATGCTTACTTTTTCTCCTGTAATAGCTTGTTGTTTTTGAACTTCTGCCATAGCCGCTGCCTCAGAGGCTTTAGCGTTTGCTTGTGCTTGCGCATTTATATTAGCTAATTGCTGTGCCTCAGCAGCTTCTTGTTTTTTCTTACGTTTAAATTTAAGAGTTTGATTTGCAAGTTTTAAATTTTTAATTTGTCTTACATCAATAGCGTCTTCTAAATCTATTCCCCCGGATTGTAATGCTACTTGAATGTTTTGTTCTAATTGTGCCTGCTCTTCAGCTTCTGGTTCTAATTCTAAATAAATACCAAAATCGTATAAATTTAAATCTTTTATTTCATTTAATGTTTTTACATTAAAATTAGATATGCTTTGCTTTAAAGATTCATTAGTTAAAGGATTTGATAAACAATCTGCTATTCTTAATGAAACGTTTTCACATATTCTTAAAGTTAAAAATAAACTTGATTTTAAAATATGTTTAGTAGCTATGTTTGATTGATTAGCAGCTATTTTTTGTAATCCAACTAAAGCGTTTTTGTCTGGAGTGCTTGCATCTCTTGCTTCATTTAAACCAGTCACATCTCTTATCATTTGTAAATAATATTGATAAGTACCAATTAATGAATTTATTTTTGCTTGACCTGCTGATGAAGCTAATTCTTGAACTGGAACTTTTCCTCTATTTAATTCGCCATCTTGTGTTAATGATCTTCCAACAATACTACCAGTTTGAAAATACATATTCAATGCTTCTGCCGGATTATAATTAGTACCATTGCCTAAATCTACTTCAGCTAATCCATCCATATCTAAAAACACTCCGTCAGGAACTATTCTAGACATCACTTGTTGTAATTTTAAATGAGTTAATTGAATCATATCAGCAAATCCAGTAATTCTACTTACAAGAGATTCTAAACGACCCTTATACATTCTAGGTGCAACAATTGCATAATTCATTTTAACTTTAGTGGTATCAGCGTAAGGGCGTGTCATGTTTTCTGACAATTCCCATTGTAGCATTGTGTTATTACCTAAAACTTTTACTCCTGTATATAATACTTCTATTGTCCTTGCAACTCTTTCAAAGTTATCATTTGGTGGAGGATTAAAAGTATCTGGTTTTTCAATAACTTTTTCTAATCCATTCTCAGTTTGTTTTATTTTAAATACTTGATTCATATAAGTTTTATATTCAAAATATAATACTTGAACAGTATTTTCATCATAATTACCCCAACCAGTAACGTACTGTTTATTGCCCGGCATGTTCTGAATATCCTTTAATTCTTCTTCTGAAATATCAGGAAATTGTTTTTTTAATTCAGGAATAGTAATAGATTTAGCTTCACCTGCATAATAAATATCTTCAAAATTAGGATCCTCTGTATAAGAATAAACTAAATAAGCAGGATCAACATAATCAATAACAATACCATTTGTAACATTAAAACTTGTTTTAGAGGATCCAATACCCAATACTGCTAAATCATAAATGCTTCTTGTTTTAATATTATCATACTTATTGTTTGATAATACATTGTTTATAGCTTCTTCTTCTGCAATTTCAACAGATTGCTTGTAACTGGTTTGCATCATTACCTCTAGTTCTTCAGGTGTTTCAGGTAATTGTTCTGGAGAAACAGGTGAATTAGAAAAATCTTCTCCTAATAATTTATTAGCCATTCCTTGAAGATCTTGAGTATACATATCTCTAAGAACACTTCTAGCGTATTCTGTTTTTTCTTTTAGTGATGCTGGATCTTGAGCAAAAGCTTTTATTTCAAAATCTTTTTCAGATATACCATTTACTACAATATCAATAAACTTAGGAATTATAGGTACAGGTTTCCAATCTAAATTTAAATAAGATAAATCGCCATTAATAGACAATTCATCTTTATACTTTTGAATTGATTGTTCGCCTCTAGCATACAATCTTAATTGATGATAATTATTCCAAGAAGTTTGAAATCTATTTCCATTAGTTCTTCCTTGATTAAACCACTCTCTTTCTATAGCATGTGCAACTTGTCTGCCATAGTTTATACTGGCTTTTTCTTCATTGCTTACTACTTGGCTTGGAAATGAGCTATTAGGGTTCGTGTATACGTTCATTTATTTTATAATTTTTGAGGTACTACCATCATTATTGTATTTTTTTATACCTAAATTAATTGAAGTTTTTATTCTTTTACTTACTGGTGCGTATCTATTTTTATTACATGCCATAATAGCAAGCCCCGAACTAATTGATGCATCATGAGCTGTTCTATTATTAATATTAAATGTTGCCCAATCTTCTAATGTTCTTTGAAAATACATATCGCCATATCCTTCACCCAAAAAACCTACTTTAGTTTCTATATAAGATTCAATTGCCGCCGCATGAGATTGTTTAATGTCTTCACTTGAATTAGGTATTCCTCCAATTTCTTTTTCTGTTACAGATAATTTATTAAATTTTTTATCAGGTCTATTCATTGAAAAACCTCTATAGCCTCTTCTTTTAAAATGATACAATAATCTTGGTTTATTATTTTCAGCAAGTATTGGCATACCATAAAAAACACAGGCCATTAATACATCTTCAAAAAATATTTCTGCCGTTTGAGGTCTTGCTATATATTCTAAAAAAAATTGATCCAAGGGAGCTTCTTCCATTGAAAACTTTGTTAATCCATGAAGCGAGCCATTCGAACCCCTTCTATCAACCGTACCAGAAATATCATAACTATCGCACCCAAAAGCACCCAAGTGCTCGTTTCCGGGGTATTTAATTCCATTTTTTTCTATTGTTCTATTTTGAAGATTGTAAGATGGTATCCAGCTTATTCTAAATCTTCCTTGTTTATTGGGATTAAATATTACTCTAGTATCCGATATACCGTTGTACCATTGAAAATTACCCGTACTTATTATATTTGTATTTCTTAAATCATTATTATAATCAATTTGCTCATAAATTTTAGTTAAATTAAATAATGATTGTTTAGCTTCATCTCTAAACGCATGATCTTCCGTCCTTGGAAATTGTCTATATAATTCATTTAAACTATCTTGATCTTCTTTTAATCCATCAACTTCATTTTCCCAATGTTCTATAACTCCTATATCTATTTCTTCGTTGTCGATACCTTGAACAACTTGTTCCGGTGTTTCAAATACAGGAAATCCATAAGTATTAATGAATCCTTCGTAGTTCCATTCCATAGGTATGAACAAACTATATAATCCTGAGCTAGTCTGTCCATTGCGGTTTCTTTTTGTAACATTAGATTCGTAATATAATTTTTTAAAGTTTTTTCCTCCTTTATCTAAAGCATTTGATGTTGATCCCATCATACATTTGCCTATAATCTTACTTCCTAATCGTAATGTAGTTTTTGTTACTCTCCAATTATTAAGAATATTATCAGGTCTTTCCCATTTACCTGATTCATCATGCACTAATAACTTTAATTTTTCACCATCATAACTATTATCTCCCGTGTTTTTCCAGTCTATAGTAGTATCTAAACCTTCTAATATTTGCTTTTCAGCGGTTTCCGTAATGGACTTTTTGGTAAATTTTGAGGCTGGTACTCTGTACGCCAATTCTGATTTTGGTCTGTCCATTCCGTCTTGTATTGGTTTGAAGAAGAAGGGGTAATTAACCGATATTGGGACAACCTTATCTGTGAACATTTTTTTAGCATCAGCACCCGATTTGGACAATACCCCAAACCGTGCATCTGAAGTAATTGTAGCCTGATTGACGGTTTCTGCTGAAGACATGAAACTAAAACCGGATCTACGGTTTTTAAGATAACACATTCCATAACAACGTTTATCGGCTTTGCACGCTTCCCAAAAAATGAAGAAGATTCTGTTAGCTTCCCGGAAGTCTGGCTTCCCAACATCAATTTTGGTGTGTTGCAGGTACATATAATGAGACCCAGTAAGATAAGTAACAACATTTTTATTATTAAACCAATGGCCTTCCTCACGTCTTGTAAACTCTCTATTAATATAGTCATACCATTTTTCTTTAAAATTTTCAGGATATGTTTCCCATTCAAATATGCTTTTTATTTGATTTAATTCTTTTGAAAAATTATGAGGCACCCAAACATTATTATTATTTTCAATTTTTTTAGGAGCCTTAGGAAGTGCTATAATTAAATTTTGTATTTGAACAACGTCTCCAATTGTTCCGTCTTTGCTTATTACAATTATGTCAAATTCTTTATTGTATCCATACTCCCATTTTTTATACCTATTTTTTCTATTTATAATATTAGGCTTAATTGGGAAAACATTTTTAATTAATGTTTGCTTGTACATTATTTTGATCTTCGTTCAGCAAAACCTGTAAATGCTTCTTTTTTATCTACTAGTTTATTTTCTAATAAATTCTTTTCAGCTTCAATACGTGTAAGTATTTCAAACGCATCAAAAATTGCTAATTTTTTAGTAGCAGCAGCATTTTTTAATCTATCTGCAGAAATATCGTCATCTCCACCAGTAACAATTTCTTCTTCAGCTACTTTAATTAATTCTTTAACTGCTTTTTGCCCAGCTTGGATTATATTCAATTTCGTTTCCTTGGTATTCATATTTAATTACTATATCATTAGATTGCATGCAATAAAGTCTTTCATTATCAATAATAAAATCCCATTCACTATTTGGTGTAAACCCAATTAAGTCTCCTGGATTAATTCCAGCAGCTTTTAATGAGCTATTGCCATATTTTAATATACCAACAAGCTTTTTTTCTTTATCAAGCGTTAAAACGTTTGTATCAAGTATTGGTTTTACAAAACAACGTTCCAAAATTGTTTGCCATTTATCTTTTTGTTTATACAAATATATTTGACTTATGTTGCAAAAATATTGATTTTCTTTAAACCAAGATCTGCTGTTTTGTTGTTTGCCTTTCATGTTGTAGAATCTTCTAAAAACATTTTGATGTACAACAACTAAATCTCCTTTTTTAATTTTTGTTGAATATGCTACCGGCGTTTCAATTACTATGGCAATTCTATTTATTACTTTCCAGTTTTCAATAGATGTATTTAAAATTAATTGTTTTTCATTAACTTTAATTTCATTATTATATCTTTTGCCTACCGGTTTTACTATAAAATCGTATATACTTTTCATTAATATTGTAAATCATATTCTACAGAAATTGCCATATTAGAATTAAATTTTTTCCAAGGCATTATTTCATTATTTTTTTTAATATGAATATTATACGAACTGTCTTTATTTTCAAATAAGATATATGCTATTTCATGACCTCCATAAACTTGTTGACCAACCGCATAATGCATTGCTTCATTTTTATAATCAGCCCCAATACTTATTTTTCTAATAACAGAAGACATTTTTTACTCTTTATTTTCTTCAACAATATCAGTATAAGAACCATTTTCAATATCAATTCTTATTTTGCCATATTGTGTTTCAAGTTCTTGCTTATACTCTTCTATTTCTTGACTAACTCCTGCTTGTTGATGTAAAAGAATATGTTTTTGAGATTCTAATTGACCAATTGCTTTTAAAAGCTCAGCTATATTTTCTTGTTGTTTTCTGATTTTTTCAAGTTGTTCAGAAGTTATTTTTTTTTCTTCTACTTTTTTCATTTTATTAAATTTAATTGTTATTTGTAAATATAATTATTTTTATTTTGTTTTATCCTTTATTTTTTCATAAGTTCTTAATCCACCTAATCCAAGCATACCCAACAAAACTGTCATTAAATGCTCCATTTGTAATGCAGGTGGAATGTCTACGGGTTTTAATATCCAAATAAATAAATCACGTATAATAAAATTATAAGCTAAAGCAATTCCACAAATCCAACCAATAAATGGGCGCCAACCAGCAACAAATATACTGCGGTGTCCTGCTTCTATTTCATTTATTTTAGTTTGTAAAGATATTAATTCATTAGGATCTAACTCTTTACCTTTTATTGCTTCTCGTATATCCCAAGCTAAATTGCCTATTGGCGTTTTACCACCACGTCCGCCTTTTAATAACCCAAGTAATGCTTGCCACATAATCTATTTTTTTACCGAACTGCCTGGTCTTCTTGTAGGTCCTGTATATCCAGCAACTTTTTTAATACTATTTTGAATAAATTCAGCATTTTTATTATGAGAATCTCTAGTTTTAAGAAAATTATTATAAAGTTTTTGAGTAGTTTTTACACTACTTTTTGGTTTATTTTCATCAAATGCACTAAATCTAGTTTTACTTCCATCTGGATTTTGAATACCTGTAATCATTGAATTATTATTTCCTCCTCTTAATAATTTACCAGTATAAGGTGTTGATTGTCTTATGCCTTCAGGGTCTGTGTCAAAATAACCTGTTCTATTTTTAGCTATTTCAATACCTTTGGCCGACGGTTTATAAGCTCCACTGTTTTGATTAATACTAATTTGACTTCCGTCTGCATAATTATAATCTCCGTCAGTTGTTCTTGCAGAACCTCCTGCAGTTGTTCCAGCACCCTTTTTTGGGTGAGGAGTGTTGGGGTTACCATGATTAAACAATGCGCTACCTTCCATTTTTTTAATTGCATTATTTCTAAAAGGAGTTCCGTTATTATTTATTACGGAGGCTTTATTGTCAATTGGCATATATTTTAAATCTTTATTCATTGTGTTTATATTAAGTTGTTTTATTATATGCTTCTTTTTCCCACGGTAAGTTTGAAGCACCCTCTTTCATTGTAGCACGCGGGAATGTTTTACCTTTCCAAAATACAGCTGAATCATTATAATCTAAATCACCTCGATTCATTTGATCTAAATGAACTTTTTCATGATTTATAACGTTTTTTAATTGCTTATTATCAATAATATCTTTATTTACTAAAATACTACCATTACGATTAGCCTTACCTAAAACACCTTCACCTAAATCTACATTGTAAATAGGGGTATTATCAATAGTATATGGGGGATTAGTTAAATTGAATGCCACTTTTTTCTTTTTGTTTATATGGAAACATTTTATTTAATGCTTCCTTACGATGGCTACATCCACATGGGATATTTAAGCCTTCTGAAACTTTTTCTACTATTGTTTTAATTCCTGTTTTAGATGTAAAACGCTCTATACTATCACCAAGTCCTTTTGATTGCATTTAATTATTTATTAGATTTTATTTTTTCTTTAGTAGCTTTATTAATTTTCTTTTTTTGTATTCTACCTTCAATTTTAATTGCTCTATTTTCTAATCTTTTTGCTTTATTTCTTTGTGATTTTGCGGCAATTTGTTTAGCTCCTGTTTTAGATGATTTAGGTTTTGAAGCATCTATGCTTTTAGCTATTTTGTTGGTTTTTGCTTTTGCAGCTGCTGCTTTACGTTTTGTTTTATTAAGTCTTACTTCTTTTCTACTCATGCCAGAAGCTTTGTCTTTTTGTTTTGCTGCTCTTATTTCTTTTCTTGACATTATTTTTTCAGGCACTTTTTCAGTAGATGGTTTTTTAACAGTGCTTGCAGGTTTAATTGTTGAACTTCTAAAACTTTTTACAGCTGCCATTGTTCTAGCAAAATCATTAGATCTATTTGTATTAGTTTTAACAGTTGACGAAGTAATTTCATTAACCTTTTTTACTACTGGTTTTGTTTTAACTTTTACTACTGGTTTTTTAGTAGATCCTCCAACACCAAATCCTTCATATCCATCACCAGTATTTTGCTCACCACTCGTGCCTATAGAACGTATTTGAGTATTGTTTGAACTTCCTGGTAAAGTTTTTGTAGAATTTGCATTTTTAATAGTTATTCCGTCTGCTTCTCTTGGTGCTCCCTGTCTCCAAAGATTAGGATCAGTTTTTACTATGGTTGTAGCTCTATTAACAATAGGCATTATATTTAAATCATTTTTTTTTTTTAACGCAGCTTTTTCTGCACCTGTTCTACCAAATCTTCCAGGTTTATCGGTTATAATTCCTAATGGAGTTTTAACTTGTTGGCCGTAACCTTTATTCATATTGGCAGCAGGAGTTGAGCTGCCAGCTCTATTGTCTATAGGCATATCTGATAAATCAGCAGCTGCTTGTTTTGCTGCAGCTTCTTTACTCATTCCTTTATCCATATTTTCTTTTAGCTTACCACCAAAAGCATTGCCTTCTAAAGGACTTTTATATCCTTTGTTTAAATTAAATAATACTGATTTTTCTTTCATAATATTAATGTTTCATGTGTTTACTCAAATAAGAACCGTCTGATTTAATATCTCCTGCTAATTTTGAAATATGCTTTTCGTCAGCTGTTTGATTGATGTCTTTATATTTACCGCCTTTATGTTGGTCGTCTAATACATCTCTTTTTAAATAATCAATATGCGCTTTGTCATCTCGCATTGCAGCACGCGCATTGTCCTTAGTAATTTTAGTTCCCATTTGTTTATTTTTAATTATTAATTATTTTTTGCAACCAAAGTTATTTGCATAGTTTGCCATTTCTTTAATGTCTTTACTATACTTACCTTTTTTTGATTTCATTACTGCAGTTGCAGCTGAACAAGCATCTTTAAATCCATTGGCTTTTGCCCAGGTTGTAAACTTACCTCGGTTTGCTTTTTTTATTTGTGGAAATTTTTTCATAATATTTATTTTAACAGTTCCATCTACGTCTTGCAGCTCTACCTCTTTCTGATTTCCATCCTTTAGATCTAGCACAAAATGATTTACGTCTTTTCCAAGCTTTACTTCCTTTTTTAAGTTTCTTAGGATCTTTAGTAACCGCTGTACGCAACTTACTACCAGGATTATCTCTTTTATATTTTTTAACACCTTTTTCAGACATTCCTCCTCCGGCTTTCGCGCCTGTACCAGTAGGCTTTGCTTTGTTATAATAACCTAACGACTTTTTTTTAGAAGGGGCTGGTGGCTTAGCTCTTTTAAGAAAAGGAGAATTTGTTTGAACGTATGGCATTATATTATTTTATATTCTGTTTTATTGTTTGCTCTAAAAGCTTGCAATACTTTTTTTCTATTTTGCGTTTCAGATATGAAACTAAAATGTACCCAGTCTGGGTTATGAGAATCTCCAAATTCCCAAATTAATTGATCAAAATTTAAATTATCTTTTATAAAATAAAACATTTCTGCATTAGATTTATAATTATAAATATCATCAACATCAATCGCTCTACCATCACAATGTTGTGATCTTGAACTTCCTCCTATACTTTTATTTAATTCTTCACAGCGAAAAAATGAAGTAACTTTAATTGGTCCTTTAACCCATTCCCTTAATGGTTCAAATATTTTTTCAGCAACTAAACTCATGTTTTGTAATTGATATTCCGAAGGAATATTTTTAATTCCTTTTCGTATTGCTGTTGAGGATTTTATAGATTCACTGTAAGTTATATGTTTACTAATATACTTACTTTTCATATTACTTATTTTTTTGAGCTTTTACTTAAAATATACCATTTATGTATGGTGTATCCAATTGTTAAAAGCAATAAAGTTATTTTTAAATATTCATCAATGCTCATTAATGAAACCATTAGTGAAATTCCATTTATAATGTAAAGCTTAATATCTGTCATGCTAGATTTAAAATTTAGCATTGCCTGTATATCTTTTTACAGATTTTAGTGCATTTACATCTCCCCCTTTATTTGCTTGAGCTATAGAGGTAATAGGAGTACTCATGGGATAACTTTTAGTTGGATATTTAGAAACTTGCATTCCATTAATTCCACTACTAGAGCCGGGACCATGTTGACGTCCATCTTGATTTAAAGGACCATCCCATATATGTGATTCTCCTACTATACTAATTTTTTTATTTTTTGAAGCTTTATTGTATGCTATATCTTCTTTCATTATATATTGTTTAAATTTGTTGTTTGCATTTGTCTATCAAATGAATTAGGAATAGGTTGACCAAACATTTGCGCTCCTGTTTGCATTTCTCTGGGAGAAAATGGCGAAGGAGACATTGCTGGGCCTACACTCATTTGCCCTGGTATTGGTGCAATTTGAGTTTGTTGTGTACTTTGAGGCATTAGAGTAGATGGGTCTGGTTGAGCCATATAACTAAATGCAGATTCTTCGTTTAAATTATTATCCATATTATCTGTTTTTATCGTTATTTACATTTTGAATTGCAGTTTGCAAGACGGTATCGGTATAAGTTTTACCCCTCATTATTGAATTTCTTTTTTCACTTATTGGAATATCTTCTTTACCAAGCATAATGCGATACATTCTACTTATTAACTGTTTGCACTTAAATGAAACTTTATACATATTATATTTTTGAGTAGTTTGATTCCGACGTCTCCATACTTCAATCCAACCCTCTTTTAATAATCTGTTCCAGCGCTTATTATCCCAGCTGTAAGCGTACGTACCTATTTTATAATCTTGTTTTGTAAATAATTTAGTGCAATCAAAATAAATTAAAAGTTCTAAATCAGCATCATTTAAATTATTATTACGGCAAGCCCATTTTCTAATTATTCTATAATGCTTAAGCAAGTTTATATCTCTTAATTCACTTGCTTCTAGTTTTTTCATAAAACTACAACTATGTCCGAAGACACTATAACATGATAAACAATTTTGTCAAGCTCAATCATATGACCGGCATGTTTATCAAAATATATTTTATCATTTTTTTTAATACCTTGGACTTCATCCCCAACTGATATAACTTCAGCTTTTATATATCTTATATCATCTTTATGAGCTTCTGCTAAAAGCAATCCGCCTTTTGTTTTAGATATTTCTTTTGCTGTTTTATTTATTATTAAATTTCTACCTATTGCCTTCATTAATTCTTAAATTATTAATTACACAATCTGTAGATAATATAGTAGTAGCTACTGAAGTAGCATTTGATAATGCACTTTTTGTAACTAATAGCGGATCAATTATTCCACTTTTAATAAGATTACAGTTTTCACCCGTTATAACGTTAATACCCCAACCAATATCAATAAACGGCTTATATTCAATACCAGCATTGCTTAATATTTTTTTATAAGGATATTTTATTGCATTAATTAAAATTTGTTCAGTTGTTTTTGGATTCTTAATTGAATCCGCAGCATTATGTAATGCAATTCCTGCCCCCGGTACAATTCCTTCTTTTATTGCCGCTTTAGTTGCGCATATAGCATCTTCAACTCTATCGGATTTTTCTTTTAATTCAATTTCTGAATTAGCGCCCACTTTTATAATCGCTATTTTTGCAGATAAACGAGCTAATCGTTTTTCTAATCTAATAATTTCAGGAGCAAATTTAGTTTTATATAAATCTTTTTTAATTTGTGATATTGATTTTAAAACTTCTTTTGAAGGTTCTATTACTTGAATAATAGTTTCTTCATCTGTGGTAACACTTTTTAAACATGTTCCTAAAAATTCAGGTTTAATCAAATCTAAATCATCTCCTAAATCTTCATTAATTATTGTAGCTCCGGTTAACATAGCTAAATCAGTTAACATTTCTTTTTTACTTACACCATATGTAGGCGCATTAATAACGTTAACTTTTATATTTCCTTTAACTTTATTCATTGCTAAAGCCGAAATAACCGGTTGTTCAATATCGGCAATTATAAGTAAAGGTCTATTGTTTTTTATAACGTATTCTAATACACTTTGTATTTGTCTTACATTTTCAACCGGAGATTCTATTAATAAAACGTCCGGGTTTTCTAATTCAGCTGTACGTTTTTCTTTACTTGTTATAAAATGTGAATTAGTTAATCCTTTTGCATATTGCACTCCATCAACAACTTCAACTTCTGTTTCCGCAAGTGATGACATTTCCATCATAACTACACCTGTTTCATTGACAGCTCTAAAAGCATCACCAATTATTTTACCCAATTCAGGATCATTATTAGTTGATATTGTTGCTATTTGATCAATCATTTTTCCTTTAACAGGAATTTTAATTTTATCTAAATACTTAATGGTTTTTTTAAGAGCCGATTCAATCCCAAATCTTACATCCCTTATACTTATACTATTATTTATTTTAGATGCCTCAGAGAGTATTGCGTGAGCCAATACGGTGGCTGTTGTAGTTCCATCCCCCGCCTCTGTAACTGTTTTGCGAGCAGCCTCCTTTAAAAGTGTTGCTCCCATATTTTCGACTGGATCTAATAGTATAATACTATTTGCCACAGTCACCCCATCTTTTGTTATAATAGGTTTACCTCCTCCGTCTTCTAGCATAACACACTTACCTCCGGCTCCTAATGTAGAACTAACGGCATTAGTAAGTTTATTTATACCTTCAAATACTTTTTCCCTAGCTTCATTTCCAAAGCTAAGGTTTTTGACGATTGCGTCTGACATAATTTAATTAAATTTGATTAGTAATATTTATTTGAAAGTTTTTACAACTTTGGGTCCTTTAAGATAACTAATTTTCTTTTTATAATAATCTATAGATACATCAATAGCAGCTTCTGCTCCCTCTAATGTTTCTCTTCTAGTTACATCATTCCAATTAGTGTTAATCTTAAAATCTTGATATTCAGTTTGAAAAAATCCATTTGGCAACTGAGTTATACGCCAATTTTCTTTATCGGCAATGTGTTTCCAAAGGTTTATGGTTTCTTCTGAAATTTGTGGTTGACTACTCCACGAACTAGTCTGGTAATATACTGTCATTTTGGTTTTGGTTTTTTAACTTACACGAATTATTATAATGCTAAAGGTAAGCTTTCTTTAGCATATTGGTTTATATTATATTATCACTTGTTTTTAATCTTTTTTAATTTACGTTTTGTTAAATCTATGTTTTATGAAGTAAATTGTATATTACCTGTACCTGCTGTAAAGGTCGTTATTTTAATGTTTGCTACTGTAGTATCATCTGTAGTAGCTGTTAAACCTGCTGGTACTGTTATTGTTAAACCAGATGGATATCTAAGTATTACTACTCCTGAACCTCCTTTTTTTCCAGGATAATTTCCTCCAGTGTTATAATCACCAGAACCACCACCACCACCACCAGTGTTTGGTGTTCCGATTGTTGGCGCTGAGGAAACACCACCTGCTGCACCACCAGTACCACCGCCGCCAAGTCCGCCTTGTCCAGCATCTGAAGCAGAACTAGGAGATTCCATACCTCCACCTCCACCACCAGCATAATATGGACCAGTTCCAGATGCGACTGTTATAGCATTTTGTAGCCCGTTACCGCCATTACCACCTCTTGATGAGGTAGCATTTGCACCAGCAATTGAGGCACCACCACCACCACCGCCAGTATTACCAAATCCAGTTCCACCATCATAACCTTGTTGTGGAGAACTAGTTCCAGAACCTCCTGCAACACTTGATCCTCTTGCTCCACCACCACCAGAACCGCCGTCTCCACCGGGTTGACTACTATCACCACCACCATAACCACCACCAAGAGATGTGATTAAGTTAAATTTAGAATTTAAACCTACAACGCCCGGTTGACCATTACCTGAGATAGCACCACCAGCACCACCTTCGCCAACTGTTACCTCATAAGGAGTTGAAAGTAATAATGATAAACCAGTACCACCAACGTTAGTTAAATAACCACCGGCACCACCACCAGCACCACCACCATTAGCACAACCACCACCACCACCACCAGCAATCACCAAATATATAAATTGGTCTAAAGGTACAGATAAAGAAGTATCTTGTGATGTCCATCCTCTTATTGCGTCTTGATATATTAATGTAGATGTAGCATTGTTAGTTGTTATTTGGCCATTTAAAGTTGATCCTTGAATCTTTTCAGAACCATTAGAATCAAGTAGTACTTTGTTTGTTGCAAACGTACCTGCATAATCTTGTATAGTTATCTGAGTACCTACAACACCTACTGGTAAAGTAATAGTTACACTAGCACTAGTTGTGTTGACAAAGTAACCCTTACTAGATTCTGCTGTAAAATTACTTGTTTTTATTGCTGCATCCCAATCAATGGTTGCAAATGTTACGTTTGTTGATTTTACTTTTGTTAAAGCCATTTTTTATTAATTTTCTTTTATTGCTAAATAGATGTAGATTCCATTGTTTTCATTTATATCACCTCCTGCAATTGCGGGCTGAAATCCTGTTGTTAAAAAATTAACAGCTTGACTTCCAGCTTCTTGATTACTTAAATTAGGATATAATGGTGGCCCACTTGGATTAGATGGGTCTCTACTAGTATCATATATATTCCAATTACTAACATCATCAGTCCTTTTTATTAATACAAAAGTAGGTTGAAACACTGTTGTTTCAATTGGCCCAGTTGCATTTCCGTTTCCGGTATAAGTGCCCACTTGGCTATAATTTGCTATTGATTTGAAACAGTAAGAAATGTAGTCATTGCTGCTGTTTTTATTCATTTCATTTGCTCCTGAAACCCCTACTTGAAAAGTACTAGCTCCATACGCCTGATAAAATGTAGAACTATTTGATTTAATAGCATTATTAAAATTCATATAATCATTTATACTAAAGCCAGATATATTACCAATACCAATAATCCAAGAAGTAGGGTTTGATAATCCTTTAGT